CTGATTAATGTATTAACTAACTTGTTTATATTCAGTATTATAATTGATATTTATATCTCTTATTTCATGATTAGTGTATTATCTTTGTTATGTTCTATGATAACCTAACACCTTATTATTATGTATATAACAAAGGAATTTTCTTCTATTGCAGAAATAAAGAATATACGCGAACAAAAGTCAAGGCTATCTGAAAGAGAGGCTGAATTAGTAAGTCCAATACTGACTAATCTTGAGTCTATTCCCTATATATACGAGTTGTTTAAAAATATAGTACGCACTATGAATATTCCGTCTCGTGAAAAAATAATTCAGAGAAAGGAATTTTTGTTTATCATACTTTTTTTGTTTGTCCCAAGTGTATTAGCGGGTGGGCGTATACCTAATGGGGTTAGGAAATCTCTTGAACATGTATTTCCAAAGGTAAAGCCTTGTACTATATCAAACAACATTGCTGATGTCTTTTTTTTGTATCAGCAATACAAATACTTCAGAAGCGACATTAATATTATTTATAAAGAAATGCTTAAACGATTGGAAGAGGGCGATACTCTAGATGAATTAAAGCGCCTTACATTCAAATAACAAACCTTTTTCAGATTGTTTGTTATCGGCAAGACATTTGCTTTTCTCATTTTACACAATGGTCTATCTTTGAAAATATATAAAGAAGAATAATAGGATGAGACTTTCAATTAAGCAAGAAAATTTTTGTAATTATTACCTCGAAAGCGGTAATGCTTCCGATGCTTATCGTCGTGCCTATTCGTGCGAGAAGATGAAAGATAAACAAGTGTGGGAAGAATCTTGTAAGTTGTTGTCTAACCCAAAGGTAACCCAAAGGGTGAAAGAGCTTCAAGAAGAGCAGAAGAAAAAATCCGATATTACCAAAGAGGAAATAATCAAGTTGTGTGCTGATGTTATCAGGGGAGAGTCTATTACTGACTATACAGAAGAGTATGACGGGAAGAAGAAAGTAAAAACCGTTTCCAAAACATGGGCAATAGAACGTGTGTGCAAGATGTTCGGTCTTGATAAGCCTACCAAGGTTGATTTGAAAAGTATGCTTTTTGATATAGATACGGGAGATGAGTAACGAAAGAATCACATTCGATTACCGGAAGTTCAATCCGAACTTTCATCATCTGAAAAAAGCATTAAAGGATGATGATATACGATTTATATTTCTCATAGGCGGTTCATCATCTTCAAAATCATTTTCTGTATCGCAGGCAATCCTATTATTTTGTTTATCTAACGGATATAATACTCGTGTTTATAGAAAGACCGGCGCAACCATAGCGGACAGTATATATAAAGCGTTTAAGGAAGCGGCTAACAGTCTTGGTATATCCAAAGCGTTTGATTACAGGGAAAACGCTATTAAATGTTTCAACGGCTCGTATGTCACGTTCAGCGGACTTGACGACCCTGAAAAAATAAAGGGGCTTGAAAGTTACCAATTTGTGGTATGCGAAGAATTGAGCGACTTTGCCGAAGCGGATTTCAAGCAGATAAAAAAACGTCTGAGAGGTCGTTTGGGGCAGAAAATAATATCCATGTTTAATCCCATATCGGAGGAACATTGGATAAAGAAGAATATTTTCGATAAAGAGGACTTACACGAAGTCGACAATAGCCTGCATGGGATTAAGAATACTTTGACGGGCGAGGTGTTATCAAAGGAATATACCACCATAGCCAAAAAGATGATTAATTCTCCCCGCATAATCACCAATCCGCGCACAGGCGAAGAGGAAGTGCATGCGCCTGATACGTTGATATTAAAGTCTACCTACCTTAATAACTTTTGGGTTGTCGGCTCCCCTGACGGCACTTATGGCTTTTATGACAGGCAGGCAGTTGCCGACTTTGAAAAGGATAAAAAAAGAGATTATAACTATTACCGCATTTACGCTCTCGGAGACTGGGGTAGCATAAGGACTGGCGGAGAATACCTGTACGCATTTGATGCAGGAAAACATAGGGGGAATTATCCGTATGATCCTAAAACACCCATTCATATATCGGTTGACAATAACGTACTTCCGTATATTACCGTAACGCTATGGCAAAAAAACGACAACAATTTCAGGCAGATACACGAAATATGCGCGGAAGATCCTAATAATACCGTTACTCAGGCAGCGTCAATGACAAGGGACTGGCTTACGTCTATCGGGTATGCGGATGTGTTATTTGTTCATGGCGATGCCACTACAAGAAGCGGTAATACAATAGATGATGAAAAAAGGTCATTTTTGGATAAGTTTATTGAGTGCTTGGAACAGAGGTTTGTAGTTAATGATTGTGTTCCAGCCTCCAATCCTTCAGTCGCTTTGTCGGGTGAGTTTATAAACGCCATATTGTCCGGTAATCTATACGGAATAAATATAGGTATAGACGATTCTTGCAAGAAGTCAATAAGAGACTATGAGAACGTGAAGAAAGATGCTAACGGGGCTATTTTAAAGCAAAGGATTAAAAACAAGGAAACCGGGCAAAGCTATGAGGAGTTTGGACATTGTACGGACACATTTAGATACGTTGTTGTAGACGTGTTCAAAGATGAATATACAAGATTCTCCCTCAAGAGGAAAAGAAGTGTTCAATCCGAAGATGATGTGTTGTACTTTAATGCGGATGCAGCCGGAAGCGAGTTGTTATACGTTATTCCTGATAATTTCGGAATGATGACCGCTGTGTCGTGCGTTATACATGATTACATAGATATAAAGGATGTAGTATATCATGGCTGCTATGACAGTGATATGTTATTCAGATGTGTTGAAAACGCAAAGGGGCTTGTTATATTCGAGTGTGAAAAAGCATTCTTCCATATAGTAAGGGAGTTGAGGGAATTAAGGGAAATAAAGGTAATATCTTCTTCATCCGACTACAAGCTTAGAATAGAGGCTAACAAAGACTTTATCAAGAAGAAAGTAAGGTTTTCAGGCGGTTATGAAAGTAATGCTGATTATCTGTTATTTATGAATGACTTTTTGGACTATAACGGTAAGGACAGCGCCTCTGCTATTAACATCATATCCGCCATGTCCAAGTATATAAGAAAGAATTTTTTTTAAATTGTTATTTTTACTTAGTCTAAATAAAAATAGTTCGTTTTTTATTTGCTATTCAATATGTTAGTTAGTATATTTGCATAAAATAATAGCCTTTGGTATGTTAAGTAACATACTACCCATTGTTGAACTAAAAGACCAAAGGCGATAATCATGTATATGGTTGTTGCCTTTTTTATTTAAGCATGAATTTATCTTTTGAGACAAAGAATTTTCATTTATCTATTGGAGGCAAGTCCAAAGATTTAATCAGCGACAAACAGGGGAATGTCTACGGATATGTACGCAACGTACTATATGATATTGCATCTCCCTATGTGGCTTCTGATAACTTCATCACCCTATACGAATCTGTTCCGGAGGTATTTTTCCCAGTAAGATATTTGGTAGACAAGATTGTCAAGGGTAATTTTATGCTGAAATCAACAAAGGACGATTCAGTCGTATTCAGCAATGACAACATAAACAAGTTCTTGACGCAGCCAAACGCATTACAATCATTCGATGAGTTCGTATCACTTCACTTTTTATATAAATTCCTGACAGGTAATTCTTTTATCAAAGCATCTGTGTTTTCGGAAACAAAAAAGGAATTGTGGAAGAGATGTGACGATTATTGGGTTCTTCCTTCGGGCAGTATTGATATTGTTGCGCAAAACAAAGCCCCTTTATTTTCTCCGGCAAGTGTATCTGATATTATCCAATATTATAGATTATCCTACGCCGGTATCATGGATGATATGCCGCCGGAAATAATCCTTCATGTAAAAGAGCCTAATGTAAACACTTTTACCTGTAACCTCAAGGGACAAAGCAGGCTTGTATCACAGATAAAGCCTATATCCAATCTTATATCGGTTTACGAGGCAAGAAATGTAATATATACAAAAAGAGGTGCACTTGGAATTATAGTATCGAGAAAGAAAGATGAAACAGGAAGTGTTGCTCTTACGCCGGATGAAAAGGAAGGTATTCGTAAGGAGTATGAGAATGTTTACGGATTAGGTGGTGGCAAATCCCCAGTAGCAATCATTAATACTGATACGGACTTTATTCGTACATCTATGAGCATTCAGGAGCTGCAACCGTTTGATGAGACATTGCAAGACGCCATATCGATAGCTGGTGCATTCTCTATACCGGCACAACTTGTGCCAAGAAAAGACAACAGTACATTCAATAATCAGGAGACAGCAGAAAGAAGTGTCTATTACAATATAATTATCCCGGAAGCCAAATCATTTGTAAGAAGGCTTACCCGATTCTTGGGACTTGAAAAGAGCGGTATGTATTTAGATGTTGACTACTCCGATGTAGACGCATTGCAGTCAGGGAACAAGGAAAGGCAACAGACTTTGAACATCATATCAATAAAGTGCAAAAATGAATTCCTTAGCGGGGTAATCACACTTAACGATTGGAGAGCACAAATCGGAGAGTCAAAGGTCTCAAATCCGTTATACGATAAACTTATACTGGAAATGAGCGACCAAGAGGCGGAAAAGATAAAGAGTATTATTTCTTTGAGTAACACAAAATCAAATAACAATGGAGCAGCTTAAAGATATAACATGTAAAACAAGGACGAACGATGTCGATGAGAAAGGCATTGTAACTGTGGCTGTAAACGGGATAGGCATTCAAGATGCAGATGGAGATATTTCGGCAAAAGGTTCTTTCAATAAAACGTTAAAAGAGAATTTTAGCCGTGTAAAGTGGTTGTATAATCACGATAAAACCATCCTTTTAGGATGCCCGATTGAAGGAAAGGAAACGGATGGCAATCTTGTTATGACCGGTGCCATAAACCTGAAAAAACAAATCGGGCGTGACGTGTTGGAAGATTACAAGCTCTATGCGGAATACGGAAAGACCCTTGAACATTCCATCGGTGTAAAGGCCATAAAGAGAGATGACAAGGATAAGAGGATTGTAAAGGAATGGTCTTTATGGGAATATTCAACCTTGTCATCTTGGGGAGCCAATCCACAAACATTTCTTATTGACATTAAGAATGCCGACAAGCAGACAATTCAGGAACACATAGGTTTTATCAAAAAGGCTCTCACAATGCGGTATTCCGACGATAAATTAAAAGAGTTGGATATGAATTTAAGTTTAATAGAAAAAGCGTTATCCGGTCAGGATATTGTAACTTGTCCACACTGTGGGCTTTCTTTCGATTACGGTAGCGTTCCGGAGGAAACTTTAGAAAATCAAGTATTAGACAGTGTAGGTAATTATACTCGCTGGATGGCCGAAGATGTTGTTTCCGCAGAAATGGCGAAACTTAAGCCGGAGATACAGGAACAGGTGCTTAACATCATTGCTCAAAAAAAGAGCATTGAAGACCTTGCCGCGTATGTAAGATGTCCGAAATGCTATGCAAGAATTTATAGAAGTTTTATAAACAAGAATACAGAGCCGCCGGAGGGCACTCGCCAAGAAGAAAGCCGCAAGCGCACTTTTTCTTTGGAGGGACTTGCTATTAAAGGTTTAATATAAAATTAAAGTAGGATGAATTTTATTGAATTTGCAAAAAAAGAAAGCGAATTGACATTAGAGGAAAAGCAAACTCTCGGTACAATTCAAAAAAAGGTGAATGACACAGTAGAAGAACTTCTTAAAGGGCTTATCTCTGAAAGTTCATTCAATGAAAAAATGAAAGACGTAGATAACCAGCTTAAGGCTCTCAATGAGGACGGAAAGGTTGGCATTGCCATTAAGGAACTTGAAGATTTTAAGAATGAAATTAAAGAGCTTTCAAAGCAGTTGGAAGTTTTGAAGTCAAAAGGCTTTAATGTAACCAACGGCTCCAACAATCTCGGAAAGAAAATTGATGAATTCTTGGATTCCGAAAAATTCAAGGATTTCTTGGATGGAAAAACCAAGAGCTCGGGCAGATTTGACATTGACTTGAAAGATGTAACAGACCCGGTAAACATGACTAATGACTATTCCGGGGACAAACTTATCACCCGGCAAAGCGGTGTTGTTGTAACCAAAATTAATGAAGGTGCACATATTCGCGACATTATGACTGTAGACCAGGGAGACCCCGCATATCCTACTATCACATTTACGCAGATTTATGACTTGGATAGAAATGCCGCTGCTGTATCGGAAAATGGAAGATTGCCGGAATCATCCTTCAAAATCAAGGAAGAGACTGTTGGAGTATGCCGTATCGGTACTTATGTTCCTTTGAGCAAACGCTTGCTTCGTTCGAGAATCTATGTACGTTCATGGCTGCTTAACCGCCTTGCGTCATGGGTAAGAATGGCCGAGGATTTTCAGATTATGTTTGGTGACGGACAGGGTGATAACCTGAAAGGCATTGCAAACTACGATGATATTCTTCCGGCAGAAAACATCATCAGTGGGGATGTAGTAACCGGTATTGCGGGTGCTGTGAAATCAGTAAGTACTTATAATGGCGGTAAACAGTCTATTGTGGAGTTCGCCAATGCTCAGCCGGAAATTATTGATGGGCAAAAGATTACATTTGCCGGCTCTTCCGTTGAAGAATTCAATAAAACGTTTGTCGTTCGCAAAATGAATGATAGAAAAATTGTTATTGACTATCAATATGCCACCGTTGCCGATGCCGCTTCTGTTACATTCAAGGTCAAAAATAACTTGTTCAACTCTGTGAATACGCCCAATATTGGCGATGCAGTCAATGCTATATTCGCCATTATGACATATGCAGAGTATACTCCATCGTTTATTGCACTGAATCCGTCTACCGTATTCGAGGCAGAGACTGCGAAAGACACGTCCGGACGGTCTCTCGGACTTGTTACGAACGTTAACGGCGTTAAGTATATTTCCGGCAGGCCGATTATTGAAACCACAAAAATTAACCCGGGCAAATACTTTGCCGGTGATATGGCAAACGGTGCGTCATTAGTTGATTGGAGCAATTTAAGTGTTGAGTTTGCGGAGGATGTGGAAACCAAGCTGCGCAATTCTGTTGTGTTGATAGCACAAGAAGAAGTACAGATGCCCGTATACAATCCGGCCGCATTCACATATGGAAATATTTCTGATGTCATCACTGCAATTGCAATATCGGTTGGTTAACTATGGAAAAGGTTATAGTTATACGTGGTAAAGCAACGGAGGTAAACAAAATTATTCAGGAAAACCGTATAAGAAAGGAGATGGGGCTAATCTCTATTGAAGAGGGGCGTCCCAAATCCCCCGAAAAACGGGAATATCCTGAAAAGAGAGAAAAGAAATCTCCGGTTATGGATAATAAAAATGTTTAATGTATGCTCATTGATTATGCTTTTTTTCAAGGGCCGCTATTAATTAGTGGAATAGTTTCTCCGGATGTTGCTCCGTCGTTGACAACATCTGCTATAACAGGAGACGTAGACAACTATATATCCTATTATGAAACGGAATACCTGATAAAGGTTCTTGGTAAAGAAGTATATGAACAATTTTCCGAATATCTCCAGTCAGAAGAGAAAGAGCCTGTAAAACTGTGGGATGATTTAAAAAGTATCCTGGTTGGCACTATGGGAGGGATGGAAATCTCTCCCATCGCCAACTACATATACTTTTTCTACGCAAGAAACCATCAGAGTGATGTAACCGTCAACGGTGTAAAAAAAGACAGTGATATTGGTGAACTTGTATCTCCTATGGGGAAAATGGTTTTTGCATGGAATGACATGGTTAGAATGAACGCAGACCTTTATAAATGGCTTGATACGCAACATATAGAAGGTTGGACGTTCGATAAATCATTATTGAAACCTATAAACACGTTCAATCTATGATAGTAGAGATTTTCAGTGATATATGCAAAAGAGTATCTTCCAAGATTGGGTATGATGTGAATTATATATTTGGTGACAGCACATATATAAGGGAAGCCATCCTAACGCAAAAAAAGATTCCTCAGACCGCTGCAAAACGCTTTCCTTTAATCGGGCTTTATACTCCGTTTATAGAGGATAAGACAGATAGTAAAGTGTATTGCAAGGCTGATGTGAATCTTATCATAGCGGTAAACACGCTTAAGGATTATACTAACGAACAGCGTATAGAAGTGTCTTTTAAAGGCTTCTTAAGACCATTGTATGATGCTCTAATCAAAGAAATAGGTTCTGAAAAAAGGTTTGATTTTGGATATTCGGGACATGTAGCCCATTCTTATTCGGAAAATCTCGTATTCGGTCGCAGAGGCGCCTTCGATGCCGATGGTAAAGAGATTGAGGAAAAGATTGATGCTATTGAAATAACTAATTTAAGTTTAACAGTTAAAGAAGTAAAATGTTATGGCAACAGATTATAGAAAGTGTCCGGGCGTTGCAACTTTTAATACGGGCAGTTCCGTGTGTGTGCTTGACCCCGGTAAAATAAAAGCTATCATACTGACTATTCACGGTCATAAGATACCTATAGAGAAAACAGCGGAAGCCTTTGAAAAGGCTTGCCATGCAGACCGTCCGGGAAGAATATTCCCTATCAAAACGATTGTAGAATATGCACCTTCCGGTGGAGAGGCACAAACTTCTGCTACGGGATACGGCCCTACTAAAATCACAAGCTATTCAGCTAAAAATGATGTATGGACTTTGCAGGACTACGATGCCAGCTTGAAAGCAAACATCATGGTGGCAAAGAATGTGGCATTTGATGCTTATTTTGTAGATGAGAACAACGTCATTTACGGAATGAATGACGGTACGGAAGATTTGGCGGGCATTCCACTGTCCGGCGTTTATCCGGGCGGTCAGGACTGGGATTCTTCTGGCACAGAAGCCAACTTGACTATCGCAACCATGTTCAAGGATTACGAGAAATATATCAAGAACGCGGATGTGAGAGCCTATGATTTTGATGTCGTTGATGCATTGAAAGGGTTGGTTTATGTTGATTTGGTATCAACGGAAGACAAAAAATACAAACTTATAGAGCACTTCGGGAAGCTGGATATTACGGAGTATTACGGTGAATTACTGGCAAAGAATGCAGAAAACGCGTTGGACGGGGCGACAAGTGCTTCTTATGCTAACGGGGTCATTACTACCGTTGGCGAGGGCCCCGTTACCCTTGCATCTCCCTCTGTATTGCAAGAAGCCGGAATTACAGGTATTGAGGCTTGGACATGATAGTAGAAGGTGTGACATTCAATGAAGAGAGGGTGAGAAATATGAAGAAGAGGGACTTCATAAACACACATAAGAATGTGTTTTTTCTTGACCGACCGCCCGAAGAAAGGGAGAAAACCCTTTCGTCCATCTACGATGATATAGCATCTTCCGGTGCGGCAAGACAGAAAAAAGATGATTGTATATTATGATGGTGGTATCGTTTAATTAGGGGCGTTCATTCGCCCCTAAATTGTCTTGACTATGGCTAACATTATTGAAGCAGAAGAAAATTTCAGACGGTTTGCTACCGGATTTGAACCGATGATACGGGATATTATGGTAAAAAACAGAGAAGAAGTTTCCCAATATATTGTAGAACAACTATGGTCAGGTATTAACGGAAATGACAAACCATTACGCCCTACTTACCTTAATGACCCGTACTTCAATACCAAAGAAGCAGGGTATTGGTATAAGAACGCCAAAGGCTATGCTGCTTTCAAGCAAAGGGTAGCCCCGCTTATGTATTCTTCGCTGATAAACGCTCCCGTAAGTTCAAAAGGAACGCCAAACCTGATAATTACGGGTGAATTTCACGATTCTATTACAGCCGTACCGATAGATAAGGGGCTAAGGATTGAAAGTGTGGGGATAAGCTTTAGCGGTGATATAGAAAAGAAATACGGACAGGCGATTTACAAGGTCGGTTCTTATGCGAGAAAGGCATTCATGGAAAGGCATATAAAGCAAGGCATTGCGGATTATTTTAGAAAATTCGGTTTATAATGGGATGTGCGTGTGAAAACAAAAAGAGAATGGCAGATATAGCTAAGATGCGTTCGCTTGCAAGAAAAGCCGCAAAGATGGAGGGGAAAGTATATATCCTTTATGAGAAAGACGGGGTTTTCAATTTTTGCCCAAGAGGCGAAATGTTCAACGGGAAACTGATTGAATATGTTTGGTTCTGATATTAAAAAAAGAACACTGTTTTTTGTATAACCCCCGTAATTTTTCTGCCTTTAAATTGAAAAATATTAAAAACAGAACAAAGGCGGGATAACTCCCGCCTTATACAATCATTTCCTGGTTATTATACTCATGTGTGGGTATTTGGTTTCATGAATTGTCGGCTTCTTGGGCTTTTCTCCTTTGAGTTCTGCAAGTTCCGCCTTGACTTCCTTAAGTTCGTTCAATAAATCCGTATATCCTTCCGTCAATCGGAGGATGTGTTGCATCATTGCTGTGCTGATTTCCATAATAGATGAATATTTGTTTTAGTCATTATTCCTGCCATCTGCCCGCCAGCCGTATTGCTGACGGGGTATCATAACGTGAACGTTGGTCGAAACCTCAACGTGCATCTATGCTTGGTTATGTGGCAATATATTTTTGGGTATAGTTATATCTGTCCGCATAAATGCGGATAACACAAGTAGTTGGTTTATAAACTTTAGATTACGCAGCGGGTTCTAATTCTCCTTTTATCTGCTTAATGGCTTTCTTCACGTCCCAATCATTTTCATATAGAGCAATAATGAAACGCACACCTTTGGTAGTCCATACCGTATATACACTTGTTCCTGTCGAACCGTCCGAACGTGTGTACGTCTGTGTACGAGTTGAGTGCATCCCCCATGTAGAATAAGGTGCATGTAATATCCACTGCCCGCTTTGCCGGTAAATGATTCCGATTTCTTTCAGCTTCTTGTGCAGCTTTTCAGCATCCATTCCTATCTGCTTGGCGGCTTGTGTGCTCGTCTGCGTATTCACACTCTGTAAGTGGTTGTCGTAGTAACTGACTTTTGGTGCGGCTTTCTTAATTTCCTCTGTCTGAATCTCAATGGTGACTTGCTGTTGTTCGGTTTCAGCTTCAAGCTGCTTTAACCGTTCCTCTCTCTTGGCAAGGGTGGCTTGTGCGATGGTTAGAGCACGTGCCATGATTTCTTCGGGAGTGTCGTCCTGCTTGGTGGCAATGTAGCCGCCTGTTTCTAATACGGTAGGAATAACTTCATCGAAAATCCAACTTTCGACTTCTTCAGCTTGCGGAAGTTCTGAATTGGCAACTAAACGGATTAAGTTACCTTTTGTGATTATTTTGATTTCTCCTGTTTGTTCATAGATAGTACCGTCTTTCCTCTGACCAGTTTTAACCACCCCGTCGCAAAACGCGACCCCGTCTGATTTACAATGTTTTGAAATCGCATCACGTGGATTCGCATATCCTAAGCATTTTGCAACATCTGTTGCAGCAAACATTACTTGACCGTTTATTACCACGGTACGTACTTGCCCGAAAATGGGCGATTGGAATAGTTTTAATTCTTCCATAACGATAATTTGAACAATAAAAAAACTGCGCTACGTGTTGTTCAAGTTTATCGCAAACTCCGTGGGTATTTCTACTCCACGACACGGCGCAGTTATATCTTTATATTTTAAAGACTACTTTATGTATGGGCACAAAAAATGCCGCTATGTTTGCGGCTTTGCACCGCGATAATTTGAACACTGCAAAGATACAAACTATTTTTGAAAAAAGCAAGGGGAAACAACTTTTTTACCTTCAAAGTAAAGATACATGTGGATTTATTTGGATTTGTAAACAGTTATCAGTTATTTTGCTGCCATTATATAAATAACATTGTTTAACATTAAAATTATACATGATTATGAAAAAAGTATTAATAATCTTAATGCTGATAATTCCCTTTGTATGCTATTCGCAAAACAATGAAGAATCTAAAAAATTAACTAAATTTGAGGAATTTTCCTCTAAGACAGGGTCTATAACAAAGTTTGTAGATGTTACAATGTCTAATATTCCCAAAAGTTTTATGGGTTCTTTAGAAGCAGGAATTAGAACAATTATAGGAAGTCAAAATAATGCGTATTTCTACCGCATTGAAGAACCTGAAACATCAAGAAGTGTATCTCATATTGCAATGATAGAATATTCTGATTTAGTTGAAATTAATAAAGCACTTGATAGGTTAGTAAGTGAAGTTGATTCGGACATTCAAAGTAATCCTGACTATTTAGAAAATAAATTCATAACAGAAGACGGATTTCAGATTGGCTATTATGTTTCAAAAGGAAAAGCCAATTGGTTTATGAAACTTGAAAGATATTCTGCTAGCACAGTATTTGTTAAAAATGCAGAAGTCGTGACAACTGCATTAAAAGATGCACAATCTAAAATTGAAGAATTAAAGAATAAATACAGTAAATAACCATTCCAGCCCCGTTCCTTATGGTTCGGGGCTTTTTTTGTGCAAAGAAAATCAGAGAAAGGTTTGCTTCTTGGTATATAATGTATTATATTTGCGATACAATATAATACAATAATAATATGGAAGCAGTAGTAAGAAAACAAACTTCGTTCCGCTTGCGTGAAGATTTATTGCAAATCTTGCAGGAACAGGCTAAGAAGGCAAACAGAAGCCTTAATAATTTTGTAGAAAGCACCTTGATGGATGCAATGTATTCAGAACCTAATGAAGAGACGGTTGCAGCCATAAACGAGGCGCGTTCCGGTAAATATGCCGGGGTTATTGATACCAGTAGTATGGAAGCCTTTATAAAATCTTGTGAGTAGATGAAGCAGTTGCACTATTCGACACAGTATAAAAAAGATTTTAAGCGATACCGGAACAACCCATCCAAATTGAGCAAGTTACTGGAAGTGTTTCGTATGTTGGAGAATGAAATAGAACTTCCGGAGAAATATAAGGCTCATGTCCTGATTGGTGAGTACAAGGATTGCATGGAATGCCATATCGAAGGAGATTTTCTCCTTATATGGTTTGATGAGGGGAGCGATGTTATTGAAGTCCTTAGGCTTGGAAGCCACTCTGAACTATTTGGGAAAAAGAAGTGATAAACTATTTATAATCAGTCTAAATTACAAAGATTTCCGTTAAAAATATTGTCAAAATGATTTATTAGGAATTACTTTGCAAACAAAACTTAAAACAAATATCTTTTATGTAACATAAAAAAATCTGATAACATTTAAAGGCTTATGAAAAAACTATTATTTTTGTTTCTGATTTTGCTATCAGTAACATCATGTAAGAGCACTTATTATGAAATAGGATATTCCCTTGATTATAGAGAATATGTCAAAGACCCTAACTTTGTAATTAATCCTACTGAAATTGGGAATAAGGATTTTACTCCCGTAGGTCCAATATATTTGGAGTTTCATTCAGGAAATAAAGTAAAAAAAGAAGATAGAAACTATGTGCATGAAAAAAGAAGCATATCTATTGGAAAATATTATGTCCCTACTTATGAAAGAATGATTTCATCCGCAGTTAATAAAGCCAAAGAGATGGGCGCAAATGGGATTATTTCGTTTAGTATTGAAAAAATAGAAAAGGGTAGGTCTAATTTACCGGTATATATAATCAGTGGAAATGCAGTGATATACTAATTGCATTCTTAAGATTATTTCCAAATAATAAAGCCAGATGTAATGTCTGGCTTTTTCTTTTTCTCTTCCCTTTTCTGATTTTCATTTTTGCCTTTCTTATTTAGAAAATTCTAAATAATTCAATATCTTTGTATCACCATGTGATGTTGCATGACACCCAATATTAGGACTTATGGCAAACGAATTTATAATTACCGATTTAGTCGACAAAAAAGCCGTACAACAATTAAAGGAACTCCGTCTTGAATTTGATAGTACAAAAGGGTCTTATGTGGAGCTTGCTAAGGAGTTGGCGCAAGGAGTAAAAACTAATCCCAAAACATTTGATGAACTTTCCCAAAAAGCACGTAATTATACCTCGCTGTTGGAGAAATTGAATAAGACGCAAGAAAATATGGCATCTATTCAGGCAAAACAACTTACCGTGCTACGTCAAGTATCCCAGCAACTAAATTCAATGTCATCTTTGCAAAAGTTAAACCTTTTGTTCGAACAGTTCGCCAAAAATATCAAGAATGCAAGTGACATGCTTGCCGGATTATCTTCCGCATCCAACCAGGTGTCTTCGGCGCAGGATAATGCGGCTAAAAGTACTCAAACAGCAAGTAATATAATAAGCCAAGCGTCTACCCAGTTGCAAGCAGCAAACATGAATTATGCTTCAATCATTGATACAGTGCAGGCGTATGATGGAGAAGTTACCAAGCTAACGGCTGATACCATAGCCAATAAAGAAGCTATGAAGCAAATTCTTGCAGATATTAGAGCTCTTGGAAAATCTTATAAAGACGGAGAAATTACTTTGTCTGAATATATAAGGCAGTCTTCGCTATTAAAACAAAGGCATACGGAACTGATGGCGCAAAATCAGCAATATTCGGCTTTGATAAAAAATCATTCCACGGCAATTATTTCAGCTTCCGGCAGCTATTATGAAATGAATGCCGCCATGCTTGAGTTGCAGAAAAGGTATAAGGCGTTGAGTGAAGCTGACCGGGAAAGTAGTGTCGGAAAGAATTTGATAGCGCAAGCCAATGCTTTGAATAATAAGTTGAAAGAAATTGACTCTCAATTTGGGAATTATCAAAGGAATGTAGGTAATTATGCGTCCTCTTGGAATGGGCTTAATGTTCAGACGCAGCAGTTATTGCGAGAGTTACCGTCTTTGACAATGAGTTTCAATCAATTCTTCCTTGCCATATCCAACAACTTGCCAATGTTTGTGGATGAATTAAAAAGAGCAAATGAAGAGTTTAAGCGGATGAAATCCGAAGGACAAACTGCGGTTCCGGTATGGAAACAACTTCTTGGCAGTTTATTTTCTTTGCAATCAGCACTTGTAATAGGTATAACATTATTGTCTGCGTATAGTTCGGAGATTATAGATTGGGTTGCGAGTTTGTTTAGAGGAAAGAAGGCATTGGATGAAATAATTTCCGTTCAAGACAAATTAAGGACAGCTCAAAAAGGAGCTATTCGTGATACAATAGAAGAACGTATCAAATTAGAACTATTATATAAGGCTGCCACCGATAATAAAAAAGCTATGGAAGAGCGTATCGTAGCTGCAAATGAATTAAAAAGTACTTTCCCTAAATTATTTGATAATTATACAAAAGAACAAATAATGACGGGGAATGCAAAAGACGCATATAGATTATTAACAGCACAGATTATCGCTACTGCCAAAGCTAAACGGGTAATGAATGAAGTGACAAAAGCCGCAACAAATTACGAGGAAACCGAGTTTAAACGGCTTAATCAAGTTTATACTGTCGAAAAAGCACGTGCAGAATATCAAAAGTTTGTAGATACGGGATTATCGAGAACAGAAGCAGGTATAGATGCAAAAAAGAAACTTGAAGCGGAAGAAGCAACTTTGAAAGCCTTAAAAGAGCAAAGTATTCAGTATAAGAACCAAATGAATGATTTGGAAAAATTAGTAGATGTAAAAGCATTGGTTAATGACCCGGGTAAAAATAATAAAGCTTATGACGATGAAAAAAAGAAAGCTGAAGAATACGCTGAATATATCAAGAGGATAACAGAGGATTTATCCAAATCTAAAATAGAATTGATAGCTGATGGTAGAGAAAGAGAAATAGCTGAAATCAGTAAGGAATACGATGATAGGATTAAAGAGATAAAGGGTAGGACAGACGAAGAAATAGAGCTTCGGAAAAATCTTGAAACGCTGAAAGGAAAAGCCATTGCGGAAATAAACGATAAAGAACTGCTTGAAATAGAAAAAACAAATCTTGAAAACAGATTGGCTTCCATTGGAGAAAACTCGAATGAAGAATTAGACAAAAGGCTTAATCTCCAAATACAACTCAATAATATGATGCGTGATGCGGAAATAAAGGACGCTGAAAAGAATGGAGAGGATGTTGTGGCGATACGCATGAAGTACATGCAACGGGAAAATTCTCTCATAATGCGAAACCTCCAAGAAAGAATTGGGTTGATTGAGGCAAATACTGATAAGGTGGTAAACGAGCAGGAAACATCCGCTTTGAAAGAAGCTAATATCATAAAAAAACAATATGCAAATGGCGAAATCAGCAAAGAGGATTACGAAAAGAAATTATATGATATTGGGGTTAAGTATGCTAAGGCGCGTCTTGAAACACTTATGAAAGAGGCGGAGGCTGAAATGTCCCTTCTTGACCCAAATAGTGAAAAGTATCAGGAGCTAGAAGACAGGTTAGCCAACCTTCAAGCACAGATAAACGGAATAAATTATGATGATGCTACCAAAAAACGGGAAGAATGGATAGACAAGTTTAAAGAGGGTTTGTCAGGGATGAACTCCGCCGCAAGGGATGCACTTGGTGAAACGGCAGGAATATTCGAGGGGTTATCTGATATAATGGTTGACGTAGCAGAGGATGGAAAGTTAAGTTTTGAAAACATGGCGGAAGCCGTAGGGAAGATAGTATCAGGCATCACTTCGCTGATGACCGATATATATGATGCCCGGATAGAAAACGTTGAAAAAGAACAAGAAGCCAACGATGAAGCATACGATAAAGAAATAGAACGTATAGAAGCCCTTGAAGAAAATGGTGCAATTTCCACCGAAGAGGCAGAAGCTCGCAAACGTGCAGCCGAAGATAAGACAGCCGCCAAAAATGCAGAGCTGGAAAAGAAAAAAGCTGCATTACAAGAGAAGCAAGCCAAATGGGATAAAGCAAATTCTATTGTTCAAACGACTATTGCTACCTCATTGGCTATTATGAAAGCGTATGCAACAGCGGGACCGATTGCTGGTGCAGTATTTGCCGCAATAGTAGCCGCATTGGGAGCCGCACAAGTTGCTATCATAGCAGCCCAGCCCATTCCCAAATACGCCAAAGGAACAAAAGACCATCCCGGCGGTTTGGCAATAGTAGGTGATGGCGGCAAGAAAGAGGGTATCGTAACTAATAACGGGCTTTTTATCACTCCTGATAAGCCGACATTGGTAGACCTTCCGGCGCATGCGCAGGTAATCCCTGATTTGTCATATATCTATGACCGTAGAGGACTTACATCGGATTATGGTTTATTGGAACAAAAGCTAAAGAATATGAGAGAAGAGGGGATTGTTGTTAATGTAAACAACGATTACAGCCGACTTGAAAGAAAGATGGAAAGCAATACCAAACAATTGCAGAACATTGGTCGGATTATGAAGAAAGCCAACCATATCGCGGATTATAATTGGATTTCAAGCAGAGTATAAGATATGATATATAATGACTTAAACAAAATATGCCTTTCCCGCTTTATAGACATATTCCTGGGGGATATTGATAAGGTTGTTCAAGGCGGAAGATATAGTATCAGAGAAAAGGCTTTAGCAGCTGAGAAGCTATGCAATGAATACTTATCAATAATAGGGGGAAAGTCTGTTTCCGCCCAAATAAACCGGAAAAATGAAGTGCTGAAAATTCAGATCCGATTAAATTGCCTTGCCATATGTCAGGAACTCATTTCTTCCGGAAACTGGAGTGATGCTGTAGAAGTCATGTCTGCTTTGGGTTATAAATTCAGAGAGGGCGAACATGATAAGATAAAGAACCGGATAAGCAGCGTTTCCGCTTCTGACAACTACCGCCTTGCAAAATTGCAGGAAACATCTCCTGATATAGGGAAAATAAAAATGGATAGGGAATATTTTACCAAAGAACGCGTTTCTTTAATGTCTCATGTAAAAATGCACATTGATGAAAACACGTTCTCCGCCAAAGAATATGCCTATATGGTCAGGCGTATGTGTGATGACATAGATGTCATGATACGTTCAACTTCAAAAAAGAAATAGATATGTATTACAGATGTGAACTGTTGATAGGCGGAATGACATATGACGCCACAAATGAGCTTGTTAATTGGGACGATGTAGAGATGTCTTTCAAGAGAGGGGATTATGACGGAGTTGTTCGTAGTTTTTCCACAAAATTTGAGTTTGCCAACGGCGCTTATTCGCTATTGCTGAAAGAATATTTGTCGAATTACCTGAACTCATCCGCAACACTCGTGTTTTATACCCGGAATAACTCATGGCTGTTAAATGAAAAGTTCAGATGCGCTTTGGACTACTCCACATTTTCCTACAATGATACGACATGCGAAATAAATGCCGTCGACAACAGTCTCGCAAGCTTGATTAAGGCAAAGAAAGGCACGCAGTATGAATACCCGGTAAAAGAAATAAAGGAGTCCCAGCCTTTGGATTATGACAGATTGTTGATGAACAGTGATATAAAATGGTCTATACCAAGTGACGCGGAAGAGCCTAATGTTTCCCATGTAATGACTGCTTATCCTAATGCTTATTATACTATTCCTTTTTATATGTTAGGACAACCGGAAATTGCGACAAAGGACATTGTAGAGGTTTTTGATATGGCTGAAAACCGATTTGAAAGTACGGAAAGTCTATTCGGAGAATATCTGTTCAAAAATATATCTGACAGGGATTTGACCATACGGATAAAAGTAAAATTCAGTGTATTCATTACGTATCAGAGACCAGGCGTATCCTTCCCGATATATATACGGCTTTCCTCTTATAATGAAAATAGTAAAGAGCTTAAAATATATTATCAATCCGCTACAATTCAAACATTTAATACATACACTGTCGATATTGATGAGAATTTGACAATATCTCCAGGTGAGATGATTAATTTCAATATAGCACTTGCAAAATCTGACCCTATATATCAAAATTTTCCCGTTAATTTTAAATTCAACAGTCTTGACACACCGTTAAATATAAGTTTTTCCGAGCGTGGAAAATCTGTAAAAATAGATTGTATCAGTCCTAAAGTATTGCTTAACCGTTTACTGAGGTCTATAACTGATAAGAACAATGTAACGGGTGAAATCGCCACCGGAGTAGATGAGCGTTTAGACATGGCGATGATAGTTCCGGCAGAAAGCATACGAGGACTTCCCAATGCCAAAATATATACATCTTATATCAAATTCGCCAATTGGATGAGCGCGGAATTCGGGTTTGTCCCTGTAATCGGTGACGAGAAGGTGACATTTGTTCATCGTGATACTTTATTCCAAGATACAGAAATAAAGGACTTGCAGGACAGCACTTCCGATTTGGAATACAATGTGAATGCCGGACTGGTTTATTCGGGGGTAAAAGTCGGGTATGACAAACAGGATTACGACAGTGTAAATGGTCGCGATGAATTCCGCTTTACCAATGAATACACCACCGGCATTACATTGACAGATAACGTATTGGAATTAGTTAGCCCATATAGAGCCGATGCTTATGGTATGGAATTTCTTGCGGAAAAAAGAGGTGAAGATACGACTGATAGCGACAGTGATAATGATATATTCTTTGTTGGAGCGTCACTTGACGGAGAAAAATACAAGCTTGTAAGGGATGGATATATAATATCCGGTGTCATATCTCCTTCTACTATGTTCAATGCCATGTATTCCCAAAGGCTTATGATTGAAGCAAACGCAAGGTATATAGGTGCTTTTGCCAACGCGTTGGAGTTTACATCATCTGACGGTAACAGTGATGTGACAATCAATGGAGTTAGCGAAAGGTCGAGCATTGTATTGGAAAACAAACTGTTCACAGTAGGAGAACTTTCCGTCAAGACCGGAGATTTGGAAATACCGTCAGACTTGAAGGGTTACATTCGGGTGGAAAGGAACGGACATATTTATAAAGGCTACGTAAAAAGTGCAAGCTATAATTATGGACGACCGGAAGCGGTAAAATATTCTTTGATAGTCAAAAGTGTGGATTAATAGATGAGGAGATTCCATATAAGTCTATCAGGCACTCGTTATTTTACAAGGTATTATTTGGAATTGGTCTAAATAGTATGTATATTTGCGCATGATGTGTGAAGTTGCACATCACTATAAAAGGACGAAAGGACATGGTAAAAGTTGGTGATGTTTGCCCTCTTTTTTTCTCACCTGTAAAAGATAAGTTTGGGCTTGATATGGACTATATTCAGAAGTTCCACGCTTCTGATAAAATCCATATACAGGTATTCACTAATGCTTCTGAGGAAGTTTCAGCGAGCCTGAACAATCTTGCCGCAGGAAATTCTACACCAATATCACTTTCCACATATAATCATAATGACAATGTAGTGATGTATTACGCCATTCTTCGAGACTTGGAGGATGCCGTATATACGGTTACAATCAACGAAGATACATCAGAACCTTTTATCGTATGCTCCTCTGATGACTTGTTAGAGGAAACTGTGCTTATCCGTTATTCCCATAAAAGCAATAACTCCGCTTTTGATAACATATTTTGGGTAGATGATATTCAGCAAGTATTTAATTTTCGTGTGGAAGCAGGATTTAAACCTGGAGGATATTCCCCTCGAATAGATAATGAGCAATATCGCAACCAAATGCAAGAGATAGAAGAATTATACGCAGTACCTTATGATGTATATAATCTTACAATAGGAAATTCAAACGGTGTCCCTTATTGGTTTGCAAAACACATAAACCGTATTTTATGCCTTTCTATGGTGGAAATTGACGGGACAAGATATGTCCGTTCGGAAAGTTCTGTTCCGGAAATGACGCAAGTTATTGAAGATAGCCAGTTGTTCCATATAAATATGGCTCTTGAATTACAGAATAACGATATTGCAGGTATTGGTGGCTCTCCTGAAGCTGGTTCTTCCGCCTCTTTCCCCGCATTCCTGATAGACCACGCCAAAGATGGAGAGATGTTGCAATTCAGCGCAGAAAAAGCTGCATTTACTAATGTTGATAAGGTTGAGGTATGAAAAAAAGGCTTAGTAAAATATTATGGTTTGGTGATGCTCTTAATGAAAACAATCAGGCAGCTCCCCCTGCTTTATCTCCGAGTGATGAAGAGCATTTACAAGGTCTGAATCTCGGGGAAATATATATATGCGTCGCAGATGCCGACCCAGCACTGTTCATCAGGACTTCCGCCGACCGAATTGTCTACTTTAAGGCTCTTGATATAGAGGCTTTATCCAAGTTCTTTATAAGAAAAGACAGACCGGACGAAGCTGGATTTTTAATAAAGTTCTTAGGCGGATTATTTTCAGACTACATCCAGTCCATGAACTTTTCTTCCGGTGCTCTCGGCGAAGGCTTTGTTATTAAAGTAGACAGCAAGACGGGTAAATCCTACATTGAAGTGGACGAACTCTTTGTGCGTATCAAAGCGATGTTCTCCGAACTGGAGATAAAGAAACTCTCTTATGCAGGCGGGAACTACATGTTCACCGCTGCCGGAATGAAATGCGGAAAGGTTGAGGAACACGAGGATTTTTGGCGGTGCTATCTGCTGGTTGATGATGGGGAGACGGCTATCGAGAACCCGTTCAAGGAAGGCGACCAGATACGTTTTCAAGACTTCAATATCAAGCCGGGTGTCTACGAGAATGTATCCAACCGTTACTATTGGCGCCTATGCGTAGGTGTTGGCGAGGACTACATAGACCTTAGCAAGACGGACTGTGATGCAAACAGCGACATACCGCAGGAAGGTGATAGTCTTGTACAACTCGGAAACAGAACAGACAAGAAGCGTCAGAACGCAATCACCTTGTCCGTATATGGCGATGATGCACCGAGTATCCACCAGTATGCAGGAATAAATTCTTATTCTTTAGCAGGTAAGGAAGTGACGGTTATCAGTCCGCAAGGCAACAAGTTCATGGGAGACTTTATCTTGAAAACGGGAATAAACATTATGACCCAATTCAAGATACTGGAAGATTTGATTTACTCTGAAATCTCCAAAGTGCTTGACGAGGTGCAGGCAAAGGATAATTATCTGTACAATGCATCATTTGCAAGCAATACGAACGGTTGGGAGACAAAGAACGATGTTCGCTTCTTTACTGTAAACGGAAAATTCTTATTAGTGAATGGGGAGTTCTATTCCCGTAAGGACGCTATGGCTGCCATTATCAGAGATGGGGATAGAAACGTGCTTCGTATCCTTTCTTCCGGAATTAAACAGTCAAATGCTGATTTAGCCAATAAGCCTACCTATGAGGAAGGGGAAGAACCGAAGAAGTTCTTTATCTCTTTCCGGTATAAGGTAGCTACAGCCGGAACGCTGACAATAGGATTTCCCGGTCAGAACCTGCATTTCACTGAACGTCTTGAACCGGGCGAGGAATACGGAATGAAAGAGTATTCCGGCACATGGGACGGAACGGGCGACTTTGAATTGAAGTTTACGGGGGATATATACATACATTCGTTAGCATTGACCGATAATGCCTACGAGGATATGATAACAAAGTTTGAAACCCAGCTAAGCCAAACTAATGAAAAGATTGAAGCTGTGGCAAAAAGAACATCCAATCTTGAAAGCAAAAGCGCGGGATGGTTAACCACTGCGGATGGTGTCAAGATTTGGGCTGCTGCGGAGTTTGAAAATGGAGTAAAAGCTTCGTCCTTGTTTAATGTGTCGGCGGAAAGTATAACGTTAAAGTCGCAACATGTTAAGTTGGAAGGCATAATTACCGCCAATGGAAATATCAAGATACACGAAGATGGCTCTATTGAATGTCATAACGGCTCTTTTACGGGAGAGATAAATGCAAACAGCGGGGTGTTTAAAAATGTAAGAACTCCTAACAACTCTTTGGTGATAGACGAAAATGGGAATGTTAGCATTGTTGGCAAAATATCAACCGCTTCGTCAGGTACAAAAATAGAAATAAACCCAAATTCAAACAGCCTAAAATTTTATAATTCAAAAGGATATGATGTGGGTGGAATTTCATTCCTTGATAGTGGAGGCGGAGGTACTTCTGTTACTTACCCAAGATTAAAATTGGACAATATAGCAAGTGATGGCAACTTAACTGCGTCTACCACCCTTTTTGCAGGGTCATTGTCAATGATTTCAAATTTAAGTGGGTCAAGATACCAAGTGTCTCTTGGCATCAGCGGACTTTCTTTTTATAAAGATGGAAGATTAACTAAATCATACCCAAGCTCATGAAAAAGATAAATTTTAAACAATTACTGATTGCTACGGACATTACCCGTAAGCATTGTGAAAATATAGATTGTAGAGAGAATTTTGCGAATGTATTATACCGGAACGGTAACGGTATCGCATCGCATGCACTCGCTTTGAAGATATACAACTCCAATGAAGAGACAGAGTATACCGATGAAGAAGTATCCTTGATACAAGAGCATGCAAATGCTTTTTGCAAACCTTTTTTTATTGACGCGCTCAATCGTGCTATCAACAATCAACCGGAAGAAGCAACCGATAAACAGGAATAATTATGGCTTGGACAGAACAGGATTATCAAGAAATAGTTGCCCGTCTTATGGCTAACTCCATAGGGGTTAATGAAGTACCGAATGCGGACAAAGCGGATGATGTAACATCATTGCCTGCATTTAAACCTTCAGGAAGCAACAGTGAAGCTTCTGTGGTCAATTATCCTTTAGAATTTTTGAAAGGAGAACAAGGCGAGCCAGGTATACAAGGAGAACCTGGGAAGTCATTTAAGGTAGCCGGCGAATACGCCACCCTTGAAGCCTTGAAATCTGCCGTTCCCGATGGTTCGGCAGTTGACGGGTTCATGGCTGTAGGCACGGAAGCCCCTTATGATTACTACGCATGGGTGAACGGTGAATGGGTAAGCCAGGGGAAGATTGGCGGTATAGACGAAGCGCCAACTGATGGCAAGGCATACGGTCGTAAGAATGGGAATTGGGCGGAAGTTCCTGAAAAATCCGACGTCCTCACCAAAACCAACAGTGAAAGTTTCACCCCTACGGGCGATTACCAGCCTGCAACGAAGAAGTATGTGGATGATAAACACATTATGCTTACGATTACAGATGAAGCTCACCAACAGTTAATTTCAAATCAAGAAGTTAAAGCAGGAGAAGCCGAATCAAAAATAAATCTTGTATTTGGAAGCATTGATAATTTTAAAAATATTATACATAGATTATTAAGTGATAATATTTTATTCCTAAAAATTACAGAAAAAGAAATCTTTAAAGTAAGTACGAGTCACACATATTGCAATCCCAATAATGGAGCTTATGAACTTTCGTTTATTTATACTTATACTTCTATTGCCGATGCAAATAATATTAGCTTAGTTACAAAAAGAATTTTTATTGCATTGAATTCAAATGCTACAAATTTTTTCGTAGTAAAAGATATACTCGTTTCCGACAACCTCACCACCCTCACCAAGAAAACCGCTGCCGAATACGATACTATTGGCTCTAAGGATGCCAATACAGCATATTGTGTAACCAATTAAAGGATAATGATTATGTTAAAAATAGGAGAATTGACCTCAGGGCTATTTGCTGGAGATAAGCTGATTGCGGGCAAAGAATTTGATTGGAGCAAATTATATGATGCTTTAACCTATTTACCACCTACTGATACACAATATGGAACAAGAATGTTAATAATAGCCAATCTTAGTTCACACGATATTAGTCTATATAGAAGTGGACAATTAACTATTGTTGAAAGTGGTAAAATAGATTGGTATTCTAATGGTGTAGGTAGTAATATTGATTTTGATATACAAAATGAAAGCAACGGCCCTGTTAGATATTTAGAAATCTATAAATGTAGACTTGTA